TTCAGTCACCGGCTCGGGCTTGCCCTCGCTGACCTCGGCTGCGGTTCTCGTGACCTTCTCGTCGGCTGCTGGTGAGTCGCAGGCTGTTTCGGCTGGCACCGTCACCGGTTCGGCTGGCGCTGGTATCAAGTTGACGACCCTCACGGGCGTACCTGCTGGCACCATCGGCATCAACATCTACGTCACCGTCTCCTCCTCGTCCTACTACAAGGGTTCGACGGTTGCAACCAACGGCATCAGCCCCACGACGTTCGTTTCCATCGGAACCACGTCTGCTGTTCTGCCCTCGACCTCGGCTGACAACGGCTCGGTCAACGGCTACGTCTTTGGTGGTACGCAGGTTGGTACGGCTGGTTACGACGGTTTCATCTCGTCGTTCTTGACCGACGGTCAGGCTTACACCGCCGCCATCAACTCGACCCTCTCCAACACGGAGCCGGGCAAGGAGTTTCAGGACGCTTTCGTGAGCCTGTTCAACTCCGTGCAGGCTGACCCCGACTGGATCTTGACGACTGCGGCTATTCGCCGTGAGTTGGCTAAGACCATCCAGCAGCAGGGTTCGCCCACTGGTTACCGCCTCAACTGGGAGACCGGCGCTGACGGCATCACCATCGGCTCGACCGTCACGTCCATCGCTAACGAAGCGACTGGCAAGATGGTTGACGTGATGGCTCACCGCTTCATGCCGGCTGGTGTTGCGATCGTTCACTCGACGCAGCTCCCCTTCCCGGACTCGGGCGTAAGCACCACCGTCACCGCCAACAACGTGGTTGACACCATGGTCATCGAATGGCCCACCATCGGCATGAGCTACGACCTGTCAACGTACACCTACGGTACGCTGGCGTTCCACGCTCCTGCTTGGTCGGGCGTTCTGACCGGCATCCTCTAAACACAGAGGACAACATCGCTCACCGTGCCTTTCCGGTGAGCCGCTAGAGGGTTGAGTCGGGCTGGGTGTTCCCCTTCGCCCAGCCTGACTCCCCTCCATTTCGACTAGGGGAATTATGACTTATTATTGTTACTGGCCTTCTACTTTCTTTTGGAGTGTTTCGTGCGCCTCGTAGGTTCTGACCGTGGACTGAAAGAGATCCAAGTCAACGAAGGCAAGCCAGTCAAGCGAGACAAGGACGGCACCTTCCACGTCGAGGGCGCTATGGCCCAGACGCTCGTCAAGTCCGGTGACTTCGCTGTCGCTGGCACGAACTTCCGCAACGCCAACGGCTATCGCTGTGGCGACTGCAACTTCGTCACCCTGTTCCGTGACAAGTGCAAGTGCGGCTCAACCAACCTGACCCCAGAGGAATAACATGACCATCGTTGCCCCTTGGGTATTAGAGGAAAACAACCACACGCCCTACTGCTCGGTTCAAGAGGTTCTGAACTCTCCGACAGCAGCGAGCGTTGACTTCACCAACCTCATCCCCGACGCATCCATGAACGCCCAGTACGCCGCCGTGGATGACCTCATCGTCAAGGCTTCGGCTATGGCAGACAACTACTGCCTCGACGCTTTGGGAACGCTTTGCGCCACGACCAACACGGAGAACGGACGCTACCGCCCGAACCGCATGGGTCAGTTTGTCGTCCAGCCCTACTACTGGCCCATCCTCGAACTGCAAGCCTTCTCCTGTGGCTACGGCCCCGGTCAGGGCATGACGGCTGTTACCCTGAATGAGAACAACGTCTCCATCGAGCGCCACCAGTTCATCGTCACCAGCCAGAACGGTCTTGGCCCCTCGGTGCAGTTCGGCAACCTCAACACCGGCCTCGGTGGGTGGAACGGGATGCAGGAGCAGTTCTGTCAGTGGACGTACGTCAACGGCTTTGCTAACACCTTCTCAACGGCTGCCATGAGCGCAGGCGACACCTCCATCGAGGTCACGAACGCCACGGGCATTTACCCCGGTTCGGCGCTGACCATCTGGGACGGTGCCAAGGACGAGAACATCTACGTCGCTGACTCCTATGACGGCACCAGCCTGACGCTTCCCCTGACTGCGCCTATCAAATACAGCCACACGGTTAACACCAACGTCTCGGCTCTGCCCTCCACGGTCAAGCAAGCGGTGATCCACTTCGTCGTTGCAATGGTCAAGGAACGTGGCTCTGGCGCACTCGTCATCAACGAACTGGGCGAACCCCTTGGCGCTTCCTCACGTCAGGTCACGCAGGACTGGGACATGAGCGCCGGTTACGACCTGCTCGACACCTTCAAGCAAATCTGGGGCCGTGCCTAATGTCTCGTGAGTCGGTTCGTGGTGCCATCGTTGACTACCTAACGAACGCCAACGTCACCCTGCTCACGGACGTTCTGCCCTTCCCTCCCAAGTTGACGGTCGAGGGCGACTTCTACAACGGCAACGACCCGAACCACAAGTCGGGCTGCATCATCTTTCTTTGGATTGAGTCCGAGCGTGAGAACCGCATCGCTGTCGGTGGGGCGCACAACGGTCGCAAGTTGGTCGAATACAACTTCATCATGGACTGTTACTTCCGGTCAACCGACCCTCGAAGCGAGGACGCAGCCGCCGAGAACGAGACGTTCCTCGACTCGCTCATCGCCGCTATTCGTGCCGACCGCAACGCCGGACACCCGGGCATCATCTTTCAATGGGGTGAAGGCGCTTCATTTGGCGGCCCCGACATCGAGGTCGTTTCGTATTACCCACGTTCGCTCAATGGGGCGATGAGTGTCACGCAAACCTACAGCACAATCCGTGTTGTCGTAATGGAAGAGATTGACAGTTAATGGCTACCAGCACCACCCAGAACTTTGTGTTCAACGGATCACAAACCTTGGTCTACCCCAACCTGACCGACGCAACCGGCGCTGTCCTTGTTGCCTTTCCGGGCCAGACTTACGCCCTAGCCTTCGCCCCTGACGCTCAATGGACTGCGCCACAAGCGCCCCAGAGCGCCCCAGAAGCCGTTTCTACGGCACCTGAAGCCCCCACCGCCCCAACCACTACCACCAACTAAAGGAGCGCCTTAGATGGCCTACTTATCAGCCAATAGTTACCTCGGACTCGTTGCGGAAGTAACCCGAGGAACTTTGCCAACCGGCGCTACGCCGACCTACATCCCCGTCGCCACGCCGCAGGTTACGCCGACGCAGACCTTCCTGCGTGACGAGGCTTTCCGTGGATCGCCCGTACTTGTCTATGACGAAATTCAAGGGGTACGTCACGATGAAGTGGAATTCAAGTCATTTTTGTACGCCGACACCTTCCCCCTGTTGCTGACCGCCGTCCTCGGTGGCAACGACACGGTGACTGGCTCTGGCCCCTACGTCCACACCATCGGCCTCTACAACAACGCTGCCAACGGTAGCCAGCCTTTGTCCTACTCCATCTTGGACTTCGACGGTGCCAACTACTTCACCATGACCGGCGCACAGGCCGACCAAATCGCCATCACCTTTGGCGCAGAGGCGGCGGCTGACGGCACCATCAAGTTCATGTCGAACCCCTACACGTCCTACACGACCGCCCCGGCTCCCTTCACCAGCCTGTCGCTCTCGACGGAACACATGATCCCTGCGTGGGACACCACCATCGTTGTCGGCGGCACGACCTTCAACTACATCTCGACGGGTGAGTTGACCTTGGCTCGCAAGACCCAGCCCATCTTCACCATGGGACAGCAGGCTCCGCACACGAACTTCGCTGGCCCCATCGAGGTCACGGGCAAGTTCACCGCAGTCGTGGACTCGACGAGCGACTCATGGTCGACCGGCACGGGTGCCACCGCCTTGACTCGTGCGCCCCAGACGATGACCATCACGCTCACCGACCCCAACGACGCAACGAGCGGAACGCAGCACAGCATCGAGTTCCAAATGAGCCAAGTGCAGTTCATGAACCCGAAGCGCACCACCTCGAAGGAGTACACGGAAATCGAGGTCGAGTTCACGGCAGTCGCCAACACGACCGACGCTGTTTCGGGCTACGCTCCTATCAAGACCATCACGACCAACGGCATCTCGACCGCTTACCAAACCGCTCACTAACAACTAAAGAAGGGGAACCATGCCTGCGATTAACCTGCCAAACGGTGCATCTGCCATCATCAAGACCAAGGACGAAGTGAGCGAGCGCACAACTCGCCAAATCTCCCGGGCGTACATGAAGGCGGCTGGCACGGCTGCGAAGTTGTCCAACCTTGGCTTCAACGAGAAAGACCCGACAACGTGGTCGGTGTTCGCTGAAATCTCGGACGAAGACCAAGCCAACCTCGACGGCTACCAAGCGGCGCTAATCGTGGGCATGGTCAAGTCGTGGTCACTCGGGGAACTACCCACCGAGGACACTGCCCTTGACTTACCCAAGGCGACGTTCGACGAACTGTCTGACGCTTGCGCCAAGGAGTTCAACGGCTCCACAGACTTCGGGCCAGACATTGACCCAAAAGCGGATACCGCCGACTCGCAAAACTAAGGGAAACCCTCAAGGGCAAAGACGCTGACGTTGATGCCGAGGCGTTGAGTTACTTTCGGGAGTATCGCTTTCGCAAGGCGTTCGGCGGTTCGCACGAGGACTACCTAAACCAGCCCCGGGAAGTTACCGAGTGGCTGATGGCTATTGACAACATGGTTGGAGAACTCCGTGGCTGACATTGTGGTTGAGGGCATCCCCGAGTTTGACAAGATGCTCGCCACCTTCGTCGTGGACTCCGACCTCGCCGCTCGAAACATCGTCACCAAGGGCGCACTCATTATCGAGCGCAACGCCAAGTTGGAGTTCCGAGGCCGCCCCGCTGGATCACAACGCACCTCTAAAAAGACCGGGCGTGTCTACTACGCAGGCGCACCCAAGTTCCCTGCCGCACCACCCCAGCCGACCAACCGCACCGGCAACCTGCAAGCCTCTATTCGGATGCAGAAGGTTACGGGGCTAGGCGCTGGGCGCTGGCAGTCCGACACCGGGCCGAGCGTTAAGTACGGCCCCTATGTCAACTTTGGCACCTCACGGGCTAGGGCGTTCCCCTTTATGACAAATGGGTTCAAGAACAGCCTGAAAGAAATCCAAGAACTCGCAGAAACGGAGTGGGCTGCGGCCCAATCCTAAAGGACGCTGACACATGGCAATAGTGCCGCCAATTATCGCCACGCTCATCGCTGACACCAAAGAATACATGGCAAAGATGGACGAGGCGCAGGCCAAGATGGCCGAGTTCGGTGGGGAGTCCTCCAAGGCTTCCGCCCTGTTCTCGTCATCGACCGCCAGCATCGTCGCTGGTGCGGCTGGTGTCGGTGTCGCCATTGGCGCTTATGCCGTAGACGCTGCGATGAAGTTCAACGAGCAGATGGACAAGGTTCGGTTCCAAGCCGGGCTGACCGAGGAACAGACAAAGGCGCTCGGCAATTCCATTCTTAACATCTCCGCTTCGCTGGGTGTTGCCACCAGTGATCTAGCCTCCGGTGCGCTCACCATTGAGCAGGCCGGACTTCGTGGCGCAGCCGCAACCAAGTTGCTGAACGACGCTGCCAAGGCTTCGATTATTACCAACGCCTCGGTCGCTGACAGCACCAAGGCCATCGTCGCAGCACAGACGTTACAAATCGCTAAGGGCATGGACGTTACCAAACTGACCGGCATCTTGGTCAAGGGGTCGCAAGACTTCGTTGGTGGCCTCTCTGCCGAGGAACAGATGTTGCAAGGCCGTGTTGGTGTGGCCTTGTCTAACTACGGGCTGAAACTACAGACCGTCATCGCTTTGGGTTCGGAGTTCGCAAAGGTGAGCCTGCCGACTCGAAGCATCTCCTCTTTCGCCAATGCCCTTGGCAACCTCGAAAAGCCCTTGACGGACTCGAAGGGCAAACTCACGTCCTACGCCCAAGGCATTGACCGGGCTGGGTTGTCGCTGAACAAGTTGGTCTCGGACGCTCGCACCGGCAATATCGTCGGCATCTTGACTCAAATCAAGGAAACCGCCGCCCAGACCGGACAGCCGCTAAGCCAAGTCGCCAACGCCGTGTTCGGAACGTCTGCTGGATCTGCGGCCTCGGTTCTCATTAAGAACTTGCAACAAGTCGCCCAACTCCAAGCCCAACTGTCGGGCGCTGGAACAGCATCACTTGCCAACCAAACGCAGGCGGCGATTAACACGCCAGCCCAGCAAATCAAAATCTTTGAGCAGTCGCTTAACAAGGCGATGGTCAACCTCGGCACCGTTGCTTTGCCGTGGGTTATTACCGGGGTCAAGTTCGCAACCGGAGTTCTCGACACCCTGACCGGGCTTATCAGTGGGAATTACCACGGGCGCACCGCCACAACTGGTGGTCGTGGTCAAGCCGTCAAGGACGTTCTGGGTGGCATTTGGAACGCCTTTGACCAAGAGGCAACGTCATTTGCTAAAGCGACGGTCGCCTCCTTGACATTTAATCAGACGGCGCTTAATAACGCATTATGGAACAAGACCTCAATGCCGTTTATGTACCACGCATCAAAAAATGCTGGAAC